AGTAGTTTTCTCTCTTCCTTTGAATATAGTTTCAACCAAAGGACCCATATTGAGATAGATAGAATCAGTATCAGAAGCAATAACATAATCAACCTCGTTAGTTTTTAGAATCTTATTCATATAAGAATTCATCTTATTCATAATCCACTGAATTGAAACCTTACCGGAAAGAGTAATCGCTTCAGCATTTGCAAGTTTGTAATAACGGAAATACTGGTTTCCAATGGCACCATAAGCAGAGTTCAGTTGAATCTTCCGTGCCATCTGAATGTTGTTGCATCGGGCAATCTCTTTGACTAATTCTTTATTCTTAGTCTTCTCATACTCTTGTTCTGCCGCAAGCATTTTCTTCTTAAAGATCACACGTTCATTGTAGATCTTCTCCATCAACTCAGGAAGAAATCCACGGACATCTTTACGGTACATAGCACCATTGGCACATACCGCATAATCCTTATACATCTCAAATGTCAGTTCTTGATTGAGGATCTTATCCACATTGACTGTAGGATGACGTTCCTCCATCAGAGTTTCTGGTGAAATGTTATACATTTGTATCAAATGTGGATAGAGGCTGTTCAAATCAAAACTCACCACCCAATCATACATACCAGGAATTGGTTCTTTTACATAAGCACCTTCATACTTCTCATCTTTCTGTGTTCTGTTTTTGGGAGGAATAACAATATCCCTCTTCTTTAGATAAGTGTAGATAATATTATCCCACATACGAACCTGATAGAACACATCAGCATAGTTCACTTTTGCATCATATGCCATCGTAAGAGCAAGTTCAATCAGTTTCATCTTGTCTTCCAAACGGTCAACAAGTTCTACGTCAATGATGTTATACTCAATAAACTTCTGCCATCCTTTAGTGTAAAAATCTTTGAACGTATCAAACTCAGAGTGATCCAGTTTCTTCTGACCAAGTTCAACTTCAGCAATGTAATCAAGACGATAAGATTCTTGAACTTTATAAGTAAACTTTTTATAGAGATCCAGATAATCAAGTTGAGTCAAACCACCCACATCAAACGTGGTGTGCTTACGTCCATTAATGAATACCTCACCTTCAGTCACAAGTCCCCAGTTAGAGAAACGTTTCATCAGTTTCTCACCAAGAACACGATTCAACCTCTTACAAATGTATGGAACGTCATACATCTGAATGTTCCATCCAGTAATCACATCAGGAACATCAACCATCCAATAGTTGATGAAGTGATTTAGAAGTTCATATTCGGAAGGGCAATGATGATAAGTAAGATCCTTACGATTATGCTTGAAAGGTTTAACTCCCCAAGTGATAATCTTCTTAGTTGTATAGTCCTGAATTGTGATTGAAAGGATTTCCTCCGAAGCAGATTCTACATCAGGGAATCCTCCCTCAGAGGCAACCTCAATATCCAGGGTTACAAGTTTGATTTTACTAATATCAAACTTGATTTCGTCCTCTGGATATTTTTCTGAGATGTATTGATAGATATAACGATCATTTCCGTAGATCTCAAATCCATCTACACTTTCATACTTATTATAAAACTCACGACAATCACGAACTGTTCCAGGATTTACTGGTTCAACTGATTCACCACTTAATGTTCTATACTTGGATTCTTTTTTAGTTTTTACATAAAGAGTTGGAAAGAACTCATCTCTTGTCTCAAATCTTTTACCATTTTGTACTCCACGAACCAAAAACTGATTTCCAATCAACTGAACATTAGTGTAAAAATTCATTCTTTAATCAAATCCTCATATTTTTCAAGAAGTGTTGGAGTTGGTTCCGTAATAGTAATAATTTTATCGGAACTTATCATAAATGTATCTTGTTTTGTATAACTCATTAGAAATGGCTCTAATGTTTTATCTTTGTTTACTACAAATGGTTTAATTAACTTACAATCAGGTTCTCCAATATCTGCACCAACTTCTTCAATTTGACTGATTAAAATTTGGTTGTTCATTAACAACAATACTTTGACTAGATTCATTTCTTTTATCCTTTACTACATGATTTTCATACATTTCTTTAAGTTCATCATTTGGTTCTACCATAGTAACTACCCAATCAGGAATTATTTCAATTGTAGTTTGTTTTGATAGCAAAGGCCAAGTTTGTAGAGAAATACTAACTCTATTTCCTCCATTTTCATCATCAAGAATTTTATAAGATCCATTTATGGATACTGAACATGGATTCTCCAAAAGATAACAAACAAGTTTTTCTTCATAAAAACCTTCTTTAATATCTGTGATTAATTTTTCATCAGATTTTAAAAGTACAAGTTTTACTGTCATTTTCCTTTCACACCTCTTGTTATTTTAGCAACAAAAAAAGGAGGAGTCAACCTGGATTGTGCCAGGTGCTCCTCTGCGCCGACGATATTCATTTATATTTATTCTCCACCATCTCCTCCACTTCCATCTCCACCATCTCCATTACCACCAGCACTTGAACGACTTCTTACCGGAACTGCTTTTCCTTTTGGAATTTGTTTTGATTTTCCTCCAGAATAAACAGTATGGGGAACTGAATTCTTATATGCAATTGTTTTGAATTCGTCGAAAGATTTCATTTTTATTTTTATTTAGAGATAATCTTTCCGAGTATGATGTTCTGGAACAATTTTACCAAGAATAATTGTTAACAGTCCATCCTCGAAAATGACATCCTTGATTGTCGTATCATCAGATAATGTCCATGCTCTCTTGAAACTTCTTTGAGCCAGTCCCTTATGGACGTAGCGGGTATCAGTCTCTCGGTCTTCTTTTTGTCCTTCAACAAAAAGTTTTCCATACTCTGTGTATACATAAACTTCCTCCTTCTTAAATCCAGCAAGTGCAAGTTCTAAACGTGATTCAACGTTGCTTACCTGAACAAGATTGTATGGGGGATAGTTAGAGGTAGTTTCATGAAGATTGAATAGACGGTCAAAATATTCGTCCATTCCAATACTGTTGCGGGTAATCTTGTCCAGAAGAGTATTCATGTCCGCAGTAGTATAACGTGAAAGATTAGTCATTATGGTAGCTCCTTGAAAAGCGAGTTTGTGTTTTGTGGACCCTTTCGGCATCCATTAGTAATTATACAAGAAACGAAAAAAAGAGGTATCGGTAAAACCGAACCTCTTTTTAGGGTGTTCCGACTTTTGTAGAGACCGCACGAAAGGTCTCAACTATATTTATTCGGTTTCTACTCCTTTTCCTTTTTTACCGATATTGTATTTTTGCTCAAGAATCCAGTCTCCCTTATCTTTGTAAGAAAGAACCTTGATTTGATTGAGTGGGGCAATATCAGCAACTCTATCCTCTTTAACTACAGCAATTAAACCCCAGTCAGCAAGAAGACGTGTAATACGATTTCTACGCTGAACATCATTAATAGTAAGATTTGCGTGCTTACCATCAAGGGCAAATAGTTCCTTAAAGTGGACAATATAGTATCTACCTTGCTTATGAAGAATATGGCAAGATTGATAGAGTTTTTTCTCCTTACGTGATGCAACTCCGATACGGGTCAAAGTTTCACGAACTTTCAAAAAGTCATCAGGTTCATTAAGAATTACCTCCACCATTTGGTCCTGAGACCAATCAACAGTAGGTTCTACCGTAGTAGTCATTTTGATCCTCCAGTTTCAAGTCGTTTTTTAATAAAGTTAATTTGTTCTTTTGTCAGGATTTTCAGTGCTTGGGATGCTTTTTCATTACTATAACCATAATAACGCTTAACACATTCTAAGTCTGCGATTTTATCCTTTCGGAGCCAGGGAGAAAATCTCTTCCGTTTCCTAAGAGTATTTAGATAAAACGAATATTGCATATCTTTGTCAAGTTGATGGTGCATATTCATTTCATTTGCATACATCACACAATCAATATGTCCAGATAGGCAACGATTAATAATGTATGGAGGATAAGAAGAAATATCTTCCGATAGATCTTCTTTCGTGAAATTAACCGAGTTCAACCAGTCTTTAAGTTCGTAAGTCATCGTATAATTTGAATGTCATCATCATCAGTCCAGAGTTCGACCTTTGTTCTAAACCTATTCTCTTCCTTAAGTTTTTCATAACGCTTAGTTGCTTTCTTCTTCCACCAAGCAATGATGTTTTCCAGATAGAACTTATCCCAGTTTGGGCCACGAACAAGTTCTTCTTGCTCTCCAAGAATTACTTCTCGAACATTAGAATATCCATATTCGCAAATATAAAATCTTTTCTTTTGAGTGAGAGTAAATGCAGCATCAATTACTTCATTAAAAATATCAAGTTTTTCTTTATCTTCAAGATAATTTTTAATAATTGATATCATCTTTGTCTGACGCTTCATCTTCTTTGACGACACTTTATTATCTGTTAATGGTTTATTATTGTTCAAATAAGTAAAGTGATTGTGAAGTTCATGAAAAATATCATCATGAAGAAGAGGCAGAAACTTACTCTCAGTCAGTCCTTTATATCTCATAAATGGTTTCAAACCATCATACTGAGAAGCATCGGTAACTGAACCATACAATGATGTGGTTTCAAACAAAGCAATATCTTTTTCAAAGACTTCATTGAGAGTCTCTCTTGCATAATGAGAACAGCAAAGAAGTGCAAGAAGTTTTCCACCAAGATAATTGTAACCAAAAGGTTGCGATGGAACAATTACAAATCCCATAGCCGCATGGCGATTAAAAATAGAAAGATTGGGAGATTCTCCTAACCATTCATTTCTTGGTTTTGAGTTAATAGTTGGAGAACCAAAACGAATAAACCCAATAATTTTTTTAGTAGTCTTTTCATAGACAATCCACTTTAACTCCCTACCAGGAATATTCTGCTCGTTATTATGAGATGAAACTGAAGTTAATAACTCAGTAAAAACTTCCTGAGATACTTGCATACGTCCACCTTCAACCTTTCCACCAACTTTAACAATCTCAAACTGCATATCTTCCGGATGGATATCTTCATTGAAAAATTCATCTTTCAAAGAAAATAAAGTATTTTTTCCCGATATTACTTCCATTTTTACAAAGCGAATATAATCTTCAATATTTCTCATATGAGAAAAATATTGAATAAAATTATCCGCAGCATTATTTAAAAAGGGTTGTTGCTCTTTCCAATTCACTTCTTGCCCAGAAATAATCATTATCAAACAATCAACTTTTTACTTGGGGATTTAATTATGGAGAACATTTCTTCATATTGCTCTACAATTTGTTCTTGAGCTTCTGAAATATAAACAACATATTTCTTAGAAACTTCTAGATCAATATCTTTATCTTTCAGAAGAGGAGACCAAGGAGCAAATCCCATC